ACCAGAATATTTCCTATTTCAGATTCACATTCTCAAGTCAATATGTTTGATTTGAGATACCAGTTGCGTTTAAATGAACTGTATGACTTTACCTCCGCTTCATACATTAACTATACGTTGACATTACAACACTTGCGTATGTTGGAACAACTGTTCACTGGTGAAGTTCCTATTAGATTCCAAAGACACATGCAAAGACTCTATATTGATTGGGGTTGGGGTAGAAACGAAGCACCAATTGGTACAACAGTGATTGCAGAATGTTATGCGGTGATTGATCCTGATGTGTACACACAGGCGTGGAATGACCGTTGGTTGAAAGAATATGCAACAGCACTTATCAAACGTTCTTGGGGTAACAACCTTAAAAAGTTTGAAGGTATTCAATTGCCAGGTGGTGTCAAATTAAATGGTGACAAAATCTATAGTGAAGCCAAGGAAGAAATTGATGCATTACATGCAGAAATTGGTGACAAGTATGGTGCACCACTAGAAATGTTCATGAACTAATATGGCAACCTCGGTTTATTTCAATAACTATAACTCTCTTGCTGAGCAGAGAGTAGTTGAAGATTTGATTGTTGAGTCAATCAAGATTATGGGTTTTGACGCCTACTATTTACCTATTGAAAATGAAACCGATAGAGACATATTGTATGGTGAAGATCCAATTAAAAGATTCAGTGCAGCCTTTCCAATTGAATTCTACCTATCAAGTTCCATGGAATATGGTGGCGAAAAAGAATTCTTTTCTAAATTTGGCCTTGAAATTAAGAACACTGTTAACATCATATTATCAAAACGTTCTTTTTCTCAACGTGTACCACAAGATATATTCACAAGACCAAGAGAAGGTGATTTGATTTATGTACCGTTCTTAAATGGTACTGGTGAGTTGTTTGAAATTAAATTTACAAACCAAACAAAAGACTTCTTCATGTTAGGACGTAAAATACCATTCTTCTATGAATTGGAACTAGAGAAATTCAAGTACTCACAAGAAGTTATCGACACTGGTGTGGAAGACATTGATGATGTAATGATTCAATCAAGTTACACACTAGACTTGACTACTGGTACTGGAACTGGAACATATGAAGCTAGAGAAGTTGTATTTCAATCTACAGATAATACACAAGCAAATGCATGGGTTGTGGCTTTAGTACAAGAATGGATCAAACCAGATGACTCACTAAAGGTCACAAATATTGCAGGTGAATTCCGTGACAACGTTGCAATCATTGGTGCAACAAGTAATGCAAGATACTTTTTGGCATCTTATGATCCATTAAAAGATAGTACAAAAAATGAAAGTTATGACAATTCTTACTTCTTTGATACTGCCAATAATATTATTGACTTCACTGAAACCAATCCGTTTGGAAAAATTTAATGTCAACATATAATCGTGTCATAAGAAAACTGGTTGTGGGATTTGGTAATCTATTTGATAGCATTACTTTGTATAGATTTAAGCCAGACCTTACAGAATCGGAAAGATTTATTGTTCCTATTGCATATGCAAGTAAAGAACGTTATGTCATGCGCCTTGAAGAAGATTTGAATCTAGATAAAAAAGTTCAATTGACTTTACCTCGTATGTCATTTGAAATGGCCGGATTATCATACGATTCAAGTAGAAAACAAAACACAAACATTAAAAACTTTTCAGGAACTCCACCATCAGGAGTACTTTCACAATACAATCCAGTACCATACAATTTCGATTTCAATCTTTATATCTATGTACGTAACATAGAAGATGGTACACAAATCATTGAACACATTTTACCATTCTTTACACCAGACTATACGATTAAATTAAACCTTATTCCTGAGATGGGAATTATCAAAGAGGTTCCTGTTATTTTAAATTCCACACAACATGAAATTACTTATGAAGGTGGTAGAGAAAATGAAACTCGAATGATTGTTTGGACATTAAACTTCACAGTCAAAGGTTTTATATTTGGTAAGGTTACAGAGACTAGTGTTATCAATCGTGCCTTTGTTTCTGTATACAACTTAGTATCACAAGAAGAAGTAATTGAATTTTACATGAACTTAGATTCTGGTTATGGAACATATAAAGTGGGTGAAAAAGTATATCAAGGTTATACTCCAGATGATGCATCAGCAACAGGCATGGTTGTTCAATTTACAGATAATGTATTGAGACTAAAAGAACTAACAGGAAACTTCGTGTCTGACAAACCTATATACGGGATTAACACATTGGCAAATTACAACTTTACATCATACAACTTGAACCCATTGAAATTCGTTGAAGTCGATTCGATTGGTAGAGTTAGTACAGATATTGACTACATGTCAGTTGATAAAGAAGACGCTAAGGCTGATAACACATTGGCTGAAGTTACTACAATCAATAAAGCTGCAAATCAGTAAACAAAACGAGAGAAATAAATGGCTAAACAAATTATTAATATTGGTATTAGAGCAAATGATGGCAAAGGCGATTCATTAAGAACGGCTTTTACTAAAACAAATAACAACTTTACTGAGTTGTATACTACAGTTTCTTTTAATTCCAATACATCAAATACATATTATGAAACCAACCAAGAGTTGGCACAGAATGCTTTCAACAAAGCAAACACTGCTTCATTGGGTGATATTTTATTTGACAATACCACCATGTATAGTAATACAAAGGTTGAAATTGCTACTGACCCACATGAACATAGAGCTTGGGGTATGTTGTTTGGTCAAATAGATACACAAGCCAACAATGCATATGGCCATAGTGTCGCATTTGATTCTGCAAATAATATTGTAGTATCAATGACAACACAGAATGAAGTTACTGGTTTACCACAGGCAACAGTTATTAAATTTGATCCATATGGTTCAATATATTGGAGAAAATCTGTTCCTGCGGCCAACGTGGGTGGAACACTAGTAGCAAGTTATGGTGATTCAGTAACAGTTGACGGAAATAATAACATATACTTATTAACAAACATTCCAGATGATAGGTCAACCCGTGTTACAAAATTTAACTATCTAGGACAAAATGTCTGGAACACTTTAATTACAGATTCAATTGGTTCTAAAGATATCTGTGTTGACGATGAAGATTTTCCATATTATACTGGTGAACACAACTTAATTACAGGCCTTGATATTACAGGTGAATTGTATTTCACATTTTATAATGCAGGCAATGCGGCAAACGCATCCGTTATTATTGCTTTGCCAAACCGTGGTGGTTTATTAGTTGGTTCAGCAAACGGCCAAGTGCATAAGTTTGATACAGAAGGTGTTTACATTAGAACAAGTAATGTCAACAAATATGGAAACACAATCATTGGACTAAGTTACGATTCTTCAAACAACTGGTATGCTGCAACGAATACAAACATCTATATGTTTAGAGCAAACAACCAATTGGTTTGGGAAAAAGAAATAACTGGTGTAACATCACCAAAAATTAATTGGATTAAATATAGTAATAATTATCTGTACGTAAATGGAACAACTGTAGACCCTAGCAATAAAGCTGCATTCATCAATTACAAAGTGCTTGCGTCCAATGGTTATCTTGCTTGGGCAAATTCACTTCAAGTTCCAGGTGCAGGTCAAAGTATTAGACTTGGTCATAGACAGATGGATGTAAAAGGTGATTTTCTTGTCGGCACTGGATATGCGTATCCAAACCACAGTACAAAAGCAATTGCAATTACCTATGAATTACCGATAGACGGAACTTTACCTGGTCTATATGCATATTCAGATTCAACCAAATGGAACGACTTTACATATGTGACTGTACCATCTGCAGCAACCACAACAAGCACAACAGTTGGTAGTGGAAATACAACAGTAACGCTTGCTATTAATACAACATATTCATACACAATGAATGCTGTTACTTATCAGAATCCTAGTCCAGAAAATGAACAAACAGTTGATTATTTTAAAGAGCAATGGGAATTTACAAGCAACGGAACAATTGTTATACCTTCTTCAGGATCAAGCAATGTAGCTTTAGAATTAAGTGGAAAATCTTTGGCAAATGTTTCAAACATTCTATTTGCAAACAATACAATTCAAGTTGGTGCATCTATACCTTTGGCCAACCTAAAAGTATTGGTTGCGGCATCATCCGACTTCAATGACTTTAAGACTAGAATCGCAGCATTATAAATTAAATTAAAAATATGAATACATTTGACAAAAACATGGAAAAATTATTTGATGTAACACCGGTAGAGCAGGAAGTAAAACCTCTGTTACCGGTAGTTGTTAAGAACGAAGAAGGTCCAGATTTAAAAACAGACTTACAAGATGCCTATGAACAAACAAAGGACAATCTACAAGAGTTGATTGATAACGGCAAAGATGCAATGGAAGAACTACGACACATTGCATCTGCTGGACAACATCCACGAGCATTTGAGGTCTATGCAACACTACTAAAAAATGTGGTTGATGCGAACAAAGAATTGCTTGCAGTACAAAAACAAATGCGTACAATGGATGGTAAACAAAAAGAAGGTGATACCAAAATTGATAAAGCCATTTTCGTTGGTTCAACCGCTGAATTAAATAAACTTTTAAAAAGTAAAGAATGATTGATAATGTCGATTTAAAATTTGGTGAAGCATACCGAGATAATCCATTACTTAAAAAGGCCGGTGTTAAGGTAGAGTATACACAGGAACAAGTTGATGAATATATAAGATGTGCCAAAGACCCTGTTTATTTTGCAAAAAATTATATCAAGATTGTTAACGTTGATGAAGGCCTAATCAACTTTAAGATGTGGCCGTTCCAAGAAAAGATGTTAAAACTTTTCAAGGACAACCGGTTCGTTATCACTAAATGTCCTCGACAGGTTGGTAAAACTACAACCACCGTAGCGTATATGTTATGGGCAACCATATTTACAGACCAACAAAACTGTGCAGTTCTTGCAAACAAGGGTGCTTTGGCTCGTGACATTTTGTCCAAATACCAACTTGCATATGAAAATTTACCAATGTGGTTACAACAAGGTATCGTTACATGGAACAAAGGTAACGTAGAACTTGAAAATGGTTCCAAGATTGTTGCTGCATCCACTTCATCATCTGCAATTCGTGGAGGTTCTTTTAACATTGTATTCTTGGATGAATTTGCTTTCGTACCAAACAATATTGCGGAAGAATTCTTCAACTCTGTTTATCCTGTAATTTCATCAGGTAAAAAAACAAAAATTATTATTGTATCTACACCTAATGGTATGAATCTATTCTACAAGTTATGGATGGATTCAATCAATAAGAAGAATAATTATATTAATTTTGAAATACATTGGTCACAAGTACCTGGTCGAGATGAGAAGTGGAAAGAAGAAACGATTCGCAATACTTCTCAACGACAATTCTCACAAGAATTTGAGACTGAGTTTTTAGGTTCTTCAAACACTTTGGTTTCTGGTTACAAACTGCAACAGTTGGTATATACCGACCCAATTGCGAACCACGACCTGTTAAAAATATATGAACATCCGGTTAAAGAAGGTGTGAATGAATCTAAAACCGACCACCTGTATGCAATCACGGTCGATGTTTCAGAAGGTAGAAATCTTGATAGTTCGGCCTTCTCTGTAATTGATATCTCACAGACGCCATACAAACAAGTGGCAACCTATAAGAGTTCATCAATTACAGCTATATTGTTTCCAACAGTCATCTATAATGCAGCGAGATATTACAACGATGCATATGTTTTGGTGGAAATTAATAACAATCCTCAGGTAGCAGACTCATTACATTCAGATTTTGAATATGAAAACCTTTGGAAGATATTTACAGGCAATAAGAAACCGCAACAATTGTCGGCTGGGTTTGCCCGTGGCGTTCAAATGGGATTGAAAATGTCTTCTCAGGTCAAGGCAATTGGTTGTTCAAACCTTAAGACTTTGATTGAAGGTGACAAATTGTTGATTCAAGATTTTGATACATACTCCGAGTTGACCACTTTTATTCAGCAAAAGAATTCCTTTAGTGCAGAAGATGGTGCAAATGACGATATGGTCATGTCTCTGGTCATGTTTTCTTGGGTAACAACCCAACAATATTTTAAAGAGATTGTTAACCACGACATACGTAAACAGATTCAATTGGAAAATATGAATCAAATGGATGATGACGTTTTGCCAGCTCCAATCATCGAAGATGGTTTGGAACATGATTTTGAGATTATGGGTGGTGACATGTGGGAAGTTGCAGACGGTGGAGAAACGTATGCAAAGTTTATGAGAAACAGATTGGAAAGGTTATAAAACCAGCCTTTCATAAATACTCTTATGGTATTTTGCCAAAAGAACATAATAATTCAAGGAGAATAAAATGGCATTTCAAATCTCTCCAGGCGTAAATGTAGCTGAAGTGGACGCAACAACAGTTGTACCCGCAGTTCAACAGACCGCTGGTGCATTTGCTGGAACCTTTCAATGGGGTCCAGCAGACAAGGTAAAACAGATAGATAGTGAAATAACACTCGCAAGCACATATGGTAAACCTAATTCAGATTCAGCAGTATCATTCTTTACTGCTGCAAACTTTCTGTCTTATGGTAATAACTTAAGTGTTGTACGTGCAGTTGGTGCATTAGCAAACAATGCAACCGATGGTAGTACATTAAATGTACAAATTAAAAACGAAGATGTTTTTGAATCTACTTATTTAAATACCACAAATAGCAATAACTACGGTCCATTTGCGGCCAGATATGCAGGTGTTTTAGGAAACTCTATCACTGTTGCGGTTTGTGCAAACAATCAAACATATAGCACATGGGCATACAAAAATTATTTCACATCTGCACCAGGCACATCAGATTTTGCTGATTCTGTTAATGGTGTAAATGATGAGATGCACATCGTTGTTATTGACCAAGACGGATTGTTTACTGGTTCTGCCGGTGCAATCTTAGAAACATATGGTTTTGTTTCAGCCGCATCAGATGCGGTTATCAACGGTGTCACAAACTACTACAAACAAGTTATTTTTAATAACTCAAAGTATGTTTATGCAATGGATCCTGTTAATTATGCGACAACAAGTGCTACATGGGGACAAACTGCTGCAGGTAGAACTTTTGCAAATCCAGCAACCAACCAAGTAGTTAATTTAATTACAGGTTCTTCTGTTGCACCAACTGATGGAAACTTACAACTATCTTACGATTTGTTTGCTAACAAAGAATCTATTGACGTTGCCTTGGTACTAACAGGTGGACATTCAATTACAGTTCAACAGTATGTTATTGATAACATTGCTGTTGGTCGTGCAGACTGTGTGGCTTTTATCTCTCCAAGATATGCAGACGTAGTTAATAAAGCAGGCAGCGAAACAACTAATATTCAAGATTGGTTGACAACACTATCAAGAAGTTCTTCTTATGTTGTTGCTGATTCTGGATGGAAATACCAATTCGACAAGTACAACAACACATATCGTTGGATACCATTGAACGGTGATATTGCTGGATTGTGTGTATATACAGACAACATTCGTGACCCATGGTTCTCACCAGCTGGTTTCAACCGTGGTGCAATTAAGAACTGCATTAAGTTAGCATGGAATCCAAACAAGTCATTCCGTGATACATTGTATGCAGCAGGTGTTAATCCAGTTGTATCATTCCCAGGTCAAGGCACAGTATTGTTTGGTGACAAAACATTGTTAAATAAACCATCAGCATTTGACCGTATTAACGTTCGCCGTTTGTTTATTACACTTGAAAAGGCAATTGCACAAGCTGCCAAGTTCTCAATGTTTGAATTGAATGATGAATTTACAAGAGCACAATTTATTGCTCTAGTATCACCATTCTTGCGTGACATTCAAGGACGCCGTGGTTTGACAGACTTTAGAGTTGTTTGCGATTCAACAAACAACACACAACAAGTTATTGATAGCAACCAATTCGTTGGAGATATCTACCTTAAACCTGCACGTTCAGTAAACTACATTCAGTTGAACTTTATTGCTGTTGGTACTGGTGTTGACTTCGTAACAATCGTTGGCGCAGCTTAATAAATAAACGATATAGGAGAAAACAATGGCATTTAATGTATCAGAATTCAGAGCTAATATGATTGGAGACGGAGCACGTCCTAATTTATTCTCTGTCTCTTTAATATTTCCATCAAACGTAACAAACTCAACAGCTGCTGGTCAGAAACTAACCTTTATGGCCAAAACAGCACAACTACCAGGTTCTTCAATTGGTACAGTTCCAGTATTTTACTTTGGACGTGAGATGAAATTTCCAGGTAACAGAACTTTTGCTGACTGGACATTGACAATCATTAACGATGAAGATTTTGCAATCAGAAATTCTTTAGAAAACTGGATGAACTCTATCAATAGTCACTCAGGTAACGTAAGAAGCGGTGCAGCAAGAAATTCTAATGGTTATTCTGTTGATGCAAACGTTATTCAATATGGTAAAACAGGCAACGAATTGAAGAAATATAATTTCGTTGGTTTATTTCCATTAGATTTGGCACCAATCGACCTTGATTGGGGTTCAAATGACGCAATTGAAGAATTTACATGTACGTTTGCTTACCAATTCTGGGAAACAGACACAACATCTTGATATATAACGGGAGGCCCAATAGGGTCTCCCATGTTTTTTTGATTTTATAATTACACACAAACTATGGCAAACAACACAAATAAATTTTCACTGTTCGGTTTTACAATTTCTCGCCAAAAGGATGAGGAAGATTCTACCGCACAACAATCATTTGCACCACCAACGCAAGACGATGGGGCATTAACTATTACATCTGCCGCTTACTACGGCACTTATGTTGACCTTGACGGTACCGCAAAGAATGAAGTAGAACTAATCTCTCGTTACCGTGAAATGGCTATGCAACCTGAAATTGAATCTGCGATAGATGATATAGTTAATGAGGCTATTGTTCAAGATGATGATGGTAAAATAACACAAATCATTTTAGATGATTTAAAAGTTGCCGATAAAATTAAAAAGGCCATCAAAGAAGAATTCAATACCGTTTTGCGTATGTTGAGTTATCAGAACATGGCACAAGATATCTTCCGCCGTTACTATGTTGATGGTAGAATGTACTATCACATCATTATTGACCGTGAGAAACCACAAGAAGGTATCAAAGAACTTCGTTACATCGACCCACGTAGATTACGTAAGGTTCGTGAGATGAAGAAACAAAAAGATGAAAGAACTGGTGCAGATGTTATGCAACCAGTGAATGAGTACTACATATACAACGACAAAGTTGTTAGTGGTAGTGCATCCAATTTTGGTCCTGTTGGTGTTCGCATTACAACAGACTCTATTATTTCGGTGGTATCGGGTCTTATGGACTCCCGCCGTGCGGTTGTTCTGAGTTATCTACATAAAGCAATTAAGCCTTTAAATCAATTACGTATGATTGAGGATGCAACGGTCATTTACCGTATTTCGAGAGCTCCAGAACGCCGTATCTTTTACATTGACGTTGGCAATTTACCAAAATTAAAAGCCGAACA